CACAGATAATCACACAGTCGTCCCCATTGTTCGCTAAACTTAACTTAATACCTAGTGACTGACCCAATTCATAAACCATGGCACACATAATCAGACAATTACCAAGTGATGTGTTCATATCACCACTCATGCGACATCCTTTCTTGCTATATTTGATCATTCCATCACTTGCAAATCCCACTCCTTCATTATCAATCTGCCATTTCAACAACTTCTTCAACTTGGAATCGTAATTGAACACGCGGTGGTACAGAGAATGTTCCCACTCAAGGGCGGACACTGAGACGTGTTGATCGAATCGGCTGGCGTCTAATCCTATGCCTACCGGTTCGTGGTACAAATCCCATTTGTCTTTCATTAACTGTCCTTGTTGTTCCATATTATATCCTTTGAAGATAGTTGGTTCCCCAAACACCTTAGCAACTGCTTGAAAAGCTCGATGTTCAAACGGACGTAGATATACTCCCAATTCAACGTTATATCGCGGGGCCCGGGGCTGTATTACCCTGGGTGCCGGATCAGGCTTCTTAGTTAAATTAATCTTTTCAGCCTTAACAAACGTTTTCAATCTCGCATCACGGCGTGTGATAGGTGACTCGGAAAGAGAGTCCACAGCCTTTTGATAAACAGCTAATTTCCTGCCTCGATAATACATTAGAAATTGCTCTCTAGTTATCGGGGTATGACGTCCAGCTGCTTGTGTAAACAAGCGAGAGAAACCACTAAGAGTGTGTTTAAAGTGGTTCGGGAGCGGTTGGGGGGGTTCGACTAGGCCTTCCGGGCCCTCGACATAATACACTCGCTCAATCATCCCCCTCCTGAGGTTGGCAAGTGAGTTATTGTGAACTCCTAAGACGATAGAATCGCCCAGTCCACTGTAGCGGAATAACTGCCGCTGTTTCTCGGGGCACCCTGATGGTTTGACCACCAGAAGAGGGTGATCCCCACGCGAAACCGACGTGGAGAACCCTGGCCTTTTCTCAAGGCACCCCTATTTAGCACTAAAGGCAAGACCTCTCTTGCCTCCAATGCCAAAAACATTGCCAAGTATTCCCTCACACTGTGGTTTCTTATTCTGGTTAACTAAAGAAACCGTATTTCGTGTGTGCATGAGAGCGTTAGCAATGATGTCCTCCT